TATTCAAACAAGACAACTAACTAATTTGTCAAATCTTATAACACAATTTTTAAATTATGACATTGTGTTTAAGTATGGTAATCCGGGAGGATTTGACAAAAGGTTGTTTTACACATTTTCAAAACACAATATAACGTCACCAATTACTTGGGATTATTACACGTATAACACACCAAATGGTTTACCAAGTCAAACAACATTAGCTTTGTCTCAAACAACATATTCAAGTGCTTGGAATGCTTTGAGGACATATGTTGGATTTTCTGACATACCTGAATTGACATATAAAGATAGCGGTTCATATATAACCGATTTCTTTATTGATTGTAATGTTGCGTTTACTGTTGAAAGTATAACTAATTTATATCCAATAATTAAAGTCTACGCTACTCAAAAATTAAAAGACCCAACATTGAATTATAGTAAATTCATTATATTAATTAATGATTATTTAAATGGTATAGACGAATTCAACAAAAAGATTTTAGATAATTTGATGATTAAACTTCAAAAAGAGTTACCAAATGTTAATGATACACCTCAACAAAAAACAACAAGTGTGTTAGATGGCCCACAAAGTAAAGTGGAGTTATGGGAATCATTCAAAGCGACTAATGATAAATGGATTGCGGGTAATGATTTTAAAACAAAAACATTATTTGAGGATATATTATTGTTGGATAGAGCGAGTCGTGATGTGGGGGATAAAATATTAGTTGATGTAATTAAACTAAAAGATAGGTTAACAGATATTAATGTTAAATCAAATATGTTAACTTATATTCAAACAATATTGGTTGAGAATAATTTTGTTGTTATGAATATTCCATCATATATTAATTTCTACAATGTTCAAGATGCTGTTAAAAATGCTAAACCAAATCCTGAAGGGACTTTAGAATTTGCAAACACAATGTTTGGAACTTTCTTAAATGTTGATTATAGAAACTCTTCCGCAAAAATGGTTTGTTTTTATGGTGGTAAACCAAGTGAACAATTAGATTTAAAAAATAACGTTGATTATCGTTTTAGAAATGATGCGTTTGATTTAAGACGTGCTAGTGATAATCCATTATTGGAAAACCAAATTGGAAAAAAAGATTGGGATAAATCAAACAAAGTGGTTGGATTTAATGTGGATATTGGACCTCAAAATCAATCAATATTTCAAGGGTTTAATGTGTCCCAAAATCCCGGTAAATCAACTGCGGAATCTTTGGAAGTTATTAACCAAATGGCGAATCAGTCCGGTAATAGAGGAGGTTCAACACAAAGTACTTCATTATATAACGTATACAAAAATAGAAGTTATTCTTGTACCATTACTATGATGGGGAATGCGATAATACAACCAACAATGTACTTTAACTTAAGAAATGTACCAATGTTTAGTGGTCCGTATATGATTACAAGTGTTAATCATACAATAAATCCTGGTCATTTTGAAACGGTTATTGAGGGTATTAGACAACCAACGGCATCATTACCTAAGGTTGAAAATTATTTACAATCTCTTAAAACAACATTATTAAAAACAATTATTGATAAAGTTGCTCAAGAAAAGGCTGATAAGGCAAAAGCTTCATCAACAGGGACAACTAGTAATACAAACATTAAAAAACAGACAGATAATAAAGTTAAAAATTTAACTAAGCCTGTTGGGACTAAAAGTGATAGTACACAAACGTGTAAACCAATTAGTGATTATGATAAGTATACTCTTGATAAACCTTCAGCGACTACTGTTAATTATTCAGATGTTATTTCAATAATATCAACAAATACTGATAACAAAATTAGATACGCAGTTTTTGCTAAGATGTATTTAAGCTCATCAAACGGGTCTAAACTTCAAACAGTTGGTCATAATTATAGTGGTGTTGATTTAAATCCATATTGGGGAGCAACAGGGGATAAATATTTTATGACTAAGTATTATTGTGATTCAAGTAATTCACCTGATGGTAAATCTCAGACAGCGTATGCCATCTTTAATAGTGTTAATGACCATATTAATTTTTTAATTGATAGATATTCAAAAAGAGTTAGTATGATTAAAACTATAGATGCTAAAGATATTGCTAAATTTTTAATATTATATTCAGATAATGGTAATCCTAAAAATGAAGATGAATACACAACAATGAATCCTACTGATATTACAAATATTGAAAGTAGAGTACAGGAAGCTATTAATATTATTAATCCGGTTACCGGTAATGTTTCGGCAGTACCACCACCGGCAAATATTCCGGTACCAACACCTTTTATTGAGAAAAAAACATTTACGAATGTCGCACCATTTTTAATAACATCATTAAAAGTTACTATAGACCCTGCTCAAGGTGCTTGGGAAATATTTTCAGCAAGATGGGATACAAAGATAACAGCTCCTTGTGATAGTGGTACAGGTACTAATATTGACCTTAGTTCAGGTCAAATTAGTGCAAATAAACAAGAGTTTTTTGTTGATACAGAATCATTGTTACAAGAATTTGAGTGTGATAAAAAAGATTATAAAGGGGATTATAATTTAAAAGTACGTTTATGGGCAAATCCTGTAACACCGGGAGGTCAACTTGATACTACAAGACAACAATCGGTGAAATCATTCTCATATAACTTTAAACTTTAATTTTTTCTTAACTAACAGATATTTATATATAAAAAGATTATGGATACAAAATCATTATTAGAGAATTACTTAGGTAAAAAAACCCGTACTACAGAAAAAGATATGGGTAACGGTTCAAAACAAGTTTGTGATTTGGATTCAGGTGATTGTTACACAATTAGAATGAAAGATGGTCTAATAGAAAGAGTTGACAATACAATGAGTCAAAATAGAAAAATACAAGTTGAAACAACAACTGGTGTAAAACAATTATTAAACGGATAAAATGAAAAAAATAGACAATAGAATTTTAGAAGAAATTGCTAGATATAATTCAATTAACAATTATATTGTAGAACAAGATGCTACATTACCTCCACCACCAGCGGCAGACCCAAACGCTCTCCCACCGGCACCGGGAGGTGATTTAGGAGCAGCACCTGCCGACCCAAATGTTGCACCCCCTGCTCCGGCAGCACCTGCTGGTCCACAACCTGTGGATTTAGCTACGGATACTGAAGTTGAAAAAATTGGTGAAGAAGGAACTGCAGGTAGTACTGAAGAAATGGATATTACAGATTTGGTAAATTCTCAGAAAAAAGTTGAACAAAAACAAGAAGAATATTTTGATAACTTATTCAAACATTTAGATGGTTTAGAAACTAAACTTGGTGAAATGGATGGTATTATGACTAAATTAAATGATTTAGAACAAAAAATTGAAAAATATAGAGAAAAAACTCCTCAAGAAAAATTAGAATTAAGAAGTTTAGATTCAGGACCATTTAATCAAAAATTATCCGATTTTTTTGAAGATAAAGAAGATGATATGGAAAAATCAGGAAAAAATGAATATATTTTAACTCAGAACGATGTTGAAGATTATTCACCTAATGAAATACAAAAAACGTTTAGAAATTTTGGTGATGAAACTCAACCAAATTCATTTCAACAACTAAGATAGATATGACGGTCTTAGGACCGTCTTTTTTTTTACAAAACAATTTGACAAACACACGGCTGACACTTATACTTTTATAAACCTTTAAATATTTTAAACACTATGGCGACAAATTCATTAGACGCAGTTTTGGCTCAATACGAGAAAGCAAAACAAGGTAGTACTTCTTCTACCTCAAAATTTACACAAGAAGAAAGAATGAAAAAATACTTCGCGGCAATCCTTTCAGATAAGGAAACTCAAGGCCAAAGAAGATTAAGAATCTTACCAACAACAGATGGTTCTTCACCATTTAAAGAAGTTTGGTACCACGAGATTCAGGTTGATGGAAAATTCCAAAAATTTTACGACCCAGGAAAAAATGACAATGAACGTTCACCTTTAACTGAGGTTTACGAAGAACTTCGTTCAACGGGAAAAGAAGATGACAAAAAATTGGCATCAAATTATTTATCACGTAAATTCTACATTGTTAAAGTTATTGATAGAGATAACGAAGAAGATGGTGTTAAATTTTGGAGATTCAAATCTAACTACAAAAATGAGGGAATCTATGACAAAATTATTCCTATCTACAGAAACAAAGGTGATATTGCTGACCCTGAAAAAGGTAGAGACCTTATCTTAGAATTGACTAAAGCTAAAACTCCAAAAGGGGCGGTTTATACAGTAATTCAAACAGTTATGTATGATGATGCGGCTCCAATTCACGAAGACACAAAACTTTCTGAAAGTTGGGTTAACGATGAATTAACTTGGGCAGATGTTTATTCTAAAAAACCGGTTGAATATTTAGAAGCTATTGCAAGAGGTGAAACTCCAAAATGGAATTCTGATAAAGGTGGTTATGATTATGGTAACTCTGATTCTGATGAGATGTCATTTGGTGGTTCTAAACCATCGGCACCTATTGACCCACAAGCGGGTGATGAAGAAGATTCAGATATGCCGTTTTAATCAAACAAAACTTAGACATATAACTTGGACACTGAGACCTACTTAGTGTCCAACTTGTCTAAATAAACTAAAAATTAAATTAACATATAGATATGGCGATTAAAAAACACGATTTTAAGTCCATTAAGGACAAATTTTCGACATCGGCAAAATACAAACCACAAAGGTTTTTTGATTTAGGACCTGACTTTTTGGATGCGGTAGGTATTCCGGGACCAGCAATTGGACATTTAAATATGTTCTTAGGTCACTCAGATACCGGTAAGACGACAGCTTTAGTAAAATGTGCGGTTGATGCTCAGAAGAAACAAATATTACCTGTGTTCATTATTACTGAACAAAAATGGTCATTTGAACACGCAAAACTTATGGGTTTTGATTGTGAAGAAATGGTAGATGAAGAAACGGGAGAATTAGAGTGGGACGGATTTTACATCTTCAATAATAACTTCAGTTATATAGAACAAATTACCGACTACATTAATAGTTTACTTGATGCTCAAGAAAAGGGTGAATTAGATTATAGTTTGTTATTCTTATGGGATTCTGTTGGTTCAGTTCCTTGTAAAATGACTTTTGAGGGTAAAGGTGGGAAACAACATAATGCGGCGGCTTTGGCTGACAAAATTGGTATGGGTATTAATCAAAGAATTTCAGGAAGTCGTAAATCGGATTCTAAATATGAAAACACTTTGGTTATTGTTAATCAGCCTTGGGTCGAACTTCCGGATAATCCATTTGGACAACCTAAAATTAAAGCTAAAGGTGGTGAGGCTATTTGGTTAAATTCTTCATTAGTTTTCCGTTTTGGAAATGAAAAAGGTGCGGGAACAACAAAAATTACTGCGACTAAAGATAAGAGAACTATTAAATTTGCTGTTAGAACTAAAATTTCAGTAATGAAAAATCACATCAACGGATTGGGTTATGAAGATGGAAAAATTATTGTAACACCTCACGGATTCTTAGCAGGTAAAGAAACCACTGAAGAAAAAGCGTCTATTGAGAAGTACAAAAAAGAATACTCTGAATATTGGAAGAATATCATCGGAACAGATGGTGATTACGATTTGAAAGAGATTGAAGAAAAAGACTAGTAACGAATACAAACAAAAACAAGTGACTAAAACACTTTTGGTTGACGGAAACAATTTAGTAAAAATTGGATTTCACGGAGTTAAAGATTATTATCACAATGGTAAACACATAGGTGCCTTATGGCACTTTGTGAACACCATTAGACGATTCATAGAAGAACATAACTTTGATAAGGTTGTTGTTATGTGGGACGGTGATGATAACTCTTCGGCTCGAAAACTTATTTATCCCCAATACAAAGAAAATCGTAGAGACAGAGATAACGAGTATAAGTTAGATTCTTTCACTGAGCAGAAAGAAAGAATCAAACAATACTTGGAGGATTGTTATATAAGACAAATCAACGTAGATAATAATGAAGCGGATGATTTGATTGCTTACTATTGCCAAATCTCGGAGAACGAACAAAAAACCATCTATTCAGGGGATAAAGACCTTACCCAACTTATTTCCGATAAGGTGTCGGTTTATTATCCAAGAACTAAAGAGACTTACACTCTTGGAAGTAAAATTAAATGTGATTTTTACGAATTTCCTCACGAAAACATTAGAACTTATAAAATTTTATCGGGGGATAAGTCGGATAATATTGATGGGATATATGGGTTGGGTGAGAAAACACTTATTAAGTTTTTTCCTGAGATACTTGAAAAACCGGTTTCGTTTACCGATATTTTAGAAAAGGCGGAAATCCTTC